CTTATAGAAGTGATTATACACACATTTATTTTTATGTAACTATTTGAAACTGACCCAACATAAGATTATATCAGATAAAGATGATAAAGGTTTTTGTTAAGTTATGTTAATTGATAAAATAGTTTGTCCGTAGTGTACATGGTATATTACGAAGGGGTTCGATGTAATCGAACCCGCAAGGGACGTTAAAGCCGTCCCACTTTTAAAATCCCCCGCTTTAGGGGCAGGGCCTGGGTTAACACCCCGGGTAGCCGTTGCAACCGACGTTACAGAAAGACTATCAGCCATTAAGAGTAACTCGCGTGAGCGACAGAACCTTGTTAGGAATTTAGACCGAGTTCCAACACAAGAAAAAGTTATCGGTAATGAAGTTAATGCCTCGAGGGCAATTCATCTCGTTGGTTTAAAAAATCAACTTACAACAGGCCAAACTGTTTACACATATGGCAATAAGTTTGATGTTTTAGATCAGCCTAGAAATTGGAATTTATCGGAAAGAGATATAAAATTGATATTTAGAGATTTTGGTTTTGATAAACCAGGAAGATGGAATCCAATACAGGCGTATTACACTGTTTTTCTTCAACAGATGCACAGAAAGCAATATTTTAATAAGAAGAATAATAGTATAAATATGTTTCAGTTGGTATCATTTGCCGTTAAAAACGGTAAAACGATACCATGGTACACAAACAAACCAGTGGACACAGTAGTGTTTTTAGAACAACATAAAATAGATAAAATGGTTTTAAAACACTTTAATTCACTAAGTAAACTTTTCGCTGGACCTCGATTGGTTCAGTCAGAATTTTTTATGTGTTTGTATGGTGCTAGGGAGAAGAGAATGGAGTTGGCTAGGAATAAAGTAAAGCACTTTGTGTCTCATATAAGTAATCCTAGAGATGATAAAAGAATGATAGCACAAGGATCTTATTTTGGTAAAATGGCAGCTCAAGCCGTTTCCGTGGCAATTGATGAAATGGATGACGATAAATGCACGGATAAAGCAAGTGATATGTCCGCAGAAATAGTGACGGAAACGATGAAAAAGTTATTTGAAAAACTCAAGAACTATGTAAAGGAATTTGTTTCAAATTTGAAAAATAATTTGAATGATCTTTTGTCAAACTTGAAAACATGGTTGCAAACTATGTTTACACAGATAAGAGATTATGTTTCTGATGGTTTTAAGGCCTTCACTGATAGCGAAGTTTATGATGTGTTGACACGATTATTTACGGGTTTATTTGTTGTGCTATCTTTGTGGTATTTGCGAAGCAAGTTGAAAGGGACGTTTTGTTTGTTTTATTGTGCAATAGCTGATGTATTGGCAAAATTGAATCCAGAAAATAAGGATGCAATGACAAATGCAGTTAACGCAGCCTTGG